TTGGACTTGCGGATCTCTTCTTGAGAGCCTCCGCCAAGATCGGGATAGCCTGCATCGCGAGAGCGCTGGTGATCCCAGCGGTTCCGCCGAATCCGGCGAGACCTCCCATCAGTGCAGACTGGAGCAACTCCTGCATCTGGTTCTTGCCACGTCCGGGCGTGGCGGAATTTAGCGCCGGGGCGCCAGCGTTGCGTGCCGTCTCAAGCGACAGATTCACCGGCGGGGCCATCTGCGCCGGCATGGTCGGAAGCTGAGGCGCTCCCAACGACAGTCCGCGGATACGATCCATCGCATTCTGGGCAACGGCGTTCGTGGGCATCCCCAGCGTTCCGCCTATTTCGCGCCGCTTCACCGGCGGCCTCATCGGTTTCCCTTCAAACTTCATGCGCTCACCTCAACTCGGCCCATCGTCACTTGCATGACCAGGCCCATCACTGGATTCCATCGTGCGAATGCGCGGGATGTCGCGAACTCTGGCGTGTCGGGTCGAGGCTGCCAGAGGGCTTGCGGTTCCGCTCGAAAGTAACGACCGACTTGCGTCTGAGGGTTATCCTCGTCGTCGCACTGCGAACAGACCCGGAGGCCGTCCTTCCTCTGATTATAGACGTGATCGCGCAGTTCGCGATACTTGACGTGGCGACCGCAGATATCGCAGTAGGCGTTCGACCGTTTCCCTGTAGCGTAGGCGCTCACCGGTAACTCCGATACGGAACGATCCTCAAGGGGGATCGGTCGCGATCTTCAGCGGTGGCATTCGCCCAGTCCTCGTCGTAGCGGGCCTTGAGGCCGGGGACGAGTTGCATCGCCTCCTTGCGCTTCGACGCCAGGTGATAGGCCAGCCCGCTCGTCAGCGCCGGGATAAACCGGAAGGGGATGTCGTAGGTGTTGAGCGCGTTGCCGGCGTCCTGAATGCGCCGCATCCGCCAATAGTAGAAGGTGTACAGGCCGGTTTGATCCGGCACCAACCAGAAGTAGATCCGCGGCTGCTCCACCCCGCGCTGAATCATGTACTGAGCCGGACGCCCCTGGGCCAGCTTGTTCGGGTTCTCGGCGTATTGGGCGAACGTGACCCGGTTGATGGTGCTGTCAGATTGGAGGGTCGGGTTGCCGCTGTACAGTCGAAGCTGCCCGTCGAGGACGTCCACGGTATCCGCCGGCAGCAGATAGTCGCCCACGCCGGCTGTCAACGCGAGGGTGTTCGGTTCAAGCGTCCACAGGTTCACGCCCCGGTTGGCCCACTCCATCGACAGGTAGTTTAGGCTGCGAACGGCGGTGGTGAACTCGTAACCGGTCTGGCTCTGAATGCCAGCCCGTTCGTAGGCTTCTTCGATGATCTCGAAGACGCTGGGGTTGAATGTCGCGGTGCCAGAAGTAGCCATCAGCGTTTCTCCGGTTGCTTGCTGAACTGCTTGCCTTTCGCGAGATCCCGGCGCTTCTTTGCCGTGGTGGCGGCATATTCAGCGGCGGTCATGCTCTCGCGCTTCTTCTTCGGCAGATAGCGTTCGCCGGTGGCCGTTGGCCCTTGAATGGAAGGCTTACCGGACTTCGTCCCCCAGTCTTCCTTCGTCCATTGTGACAGAGATTTCTGCGCCGCGGACTTCCCTGATTTGTACCCACCGCCGGCCGCCTCATACTTCTGCGCGACCATCTGCGCTTTGCGGGCCGACCACTGACCCGGCTTGCCTCCCTTACCCGAGGCCATCACCTCGGATTTGATTCGTTCGCGGAGGGAGGGCTTGGTGTATGGCATGGCAACTATTTCCAGGGTAGGAGATTGGTGCTGGGCATGTTTATTTCGAGGGGAGGATGCCGGTGTGGGGTATAGCTATTTCCACGAGGACGATGCCGATGCGGAGCATGGCTATTTCCTCTTCGACTTCTTCGTGGCGCTGGACTTCTTCATCCGATCCGCCTCAGACAGCGCGATGGCGATGCCCTGCTTCGGGTTGGTGACCTTCTGGCCGGAGGAGGACTTCAACTTGCCCTGCTTGAACTCCCGCATCACCTTGGCGATCTTGGTCTCTTTCTTCATTTCGGTGGCTCCTTCTTCTCCCCGCCCGGTCCCGCCCACAGGACCTTGCGGCTCCAGTAATTCGCCGACAGCTTCGAGTCCTTCCCCTTGATGCCGGCGCTTCGGGCGAGATACGACTTGCGGGCTGCGGCGCTGTAGTTGTGTCCCATGCTCGCATCGCCAAAGTGGATCAGCTTCACCTGATCGTTCTCCTTGGCGAGGACCATCTTCTTCTTCTTCGGATTGTCGGACTTGATCGGCTTGTTGTACCCGGGGAAGGTCCTGCCCCGATATTCAATCGACATGGCTACTGCGCGAACGCCTCATCGGCCAACGCCTTCCGCTTGGCCTCAATTGCCGCCATCTGCTGCTTCAGCTTGAGGATGTCTGCCTGCAACAATTTGCTCGGGAATTGCTGCGCCAGCGACAAAGCCTGGTTTACGATCATGTGCTTGACCGCGTCGGCCAGGGATTCGTACTTCGGCTTGCATTCCTGGCCGGCGGGCTTCCCCGGCTTTGTGACGTTGCCATCGGCGTCCTTTTCGGCAGGGACCTCAGCGACCGTTTTGCATTCGGTCTGCGTTGCCATCCACTGCGACAGCGTGTCGATACCCGCCGCAGCAGGCGCACCGGAGATGGACTCGACCAGCTTGGTGCCGTTGGGCAAGGTGATGGTGATTTCGACTTTGGACTGGTCCTGGGCAAAGGCAGCGGCGGCGGCGAGGATAAAGGGGATGAAAAGTTTCATGTGAAAGGCTCCTGGTCGGGTAGCGGCGCTGTCGCGAGGGAGCAGCGCCGCTGTTGGTTATCGGGTTAGAGCTGAATGCCGAAAGCGGCGCAAAGCTCGATGATGATGATGATAATCGGTTCCATGGAACTAGTATAAAGCCGTCCATGCGTAAGCATTCGCGGCGTCTTTCCGGCACACCCGGAACGTGTCAGCCACCCCCGCCCCGCCCTGCACCATGACTACCTGCCCGCGCAGCGTAGCGTCGCAGGTGCCTTCGGTGCCGTTGGCCCAGGTGTGGATGCGGGCGATGATGGTGCCGTTGCTGTTGGCAGCGCCATCCCCCACCTGCAGCGTATTCGCCGAGGCGCGGGAGAGGGAGAGATCGGGGTTAGACGTACTCACGCTGGCAGCGTTGTTCCATCCAATCAGACTGCCGCTTCCCAGCTTGAGTCCGGTCCCGGCATTCAGCAGGCCGGTATCGAGTGCCGACGATCCGATAGAAACCGAACCGCTGAATGACGCTCGGCCCCCGTCCGTAATAAACGCCAGCGTTGCTCCTGCCGCACTCTGCCACGTCGTCAAATTATTCCCCCCCTGCCCCGCCCCCGCCCGGACGACGAGGGAGGTGGAGCCGGTGGTGGGGGTTTGGTCGTAGATACGGGCGGTGCCGGAGGAGCCGGAGGAGGCTACGTCGAGCTTGAAACCTCCGTCCGTGGTGGTGCCGATGGCGACGTTACCCGTCTGAAAGGTCGAAAGCACCGCGAACAGATCACCGCTTGAGTTTGGTTGGCTCAGTAACTGCACTCCGCCCCCGAACGCGCCGTTCGAAGCAGTCTTCCAGCCTCGAATACCGCCCACTCGAATGCTTACATTAGGATCGGCGTCCGCATAGCGCTGGGCAAATGTAATTTGCGCGCCAGCAACGCCAGCAACGCCATTTCCGGCGACATTGTTGGCAAGCCGCAAGGCCACTGCACCATCAGCTTGCGAGGGCGCTACTGTAGTATTTCCCGCCACACTCCCCGCCACCTGCAACCGATTCGTCCCGTCGTCGGTGGTGGTGCCGACTACTAGATTTCCGGTCCCGGTAAAGAACCGAAAATTGGTATTCTGCCCCAACACCCCCGCCGACGTGACGAAGGGGACGGAGCCGACGGTGGTCAGGGCAGACGCGCCGCCCGGAGCCCCGCCGCGCAACTCCCATCCATACGTCCCGACCCCAGTCGCCCCGCAGACGTAGAACGTGGTGCCGACATCCGCGCCGTCTTTCCGCGCCCACACGAGGCCCACGTTATTTTCGACGGTACACTGCGCCGCAACGGGCGCACCGGTTCCGCTGAGGATGCGCGAGGCCGCGCCGAACTGCCCGAAGGCAGGGAGGGAGAGGAGGAGGAGGCAGAGATATTTCATGGGAATCACGGTGTAATCATTGGGGCGGATGGGGCTAAACGTCCATCTGAATCACGGTCGCAGGTCCACTTGGATCATTAAACGTCCATCTGAATAACCGTCGCCGACACACTCCCGGCGCCAGCCGTCTGGTTGATCCGCACGGCGGTAACGGGCGCGGTGAACTCAACGATATCGCTGATAGTGGAGGCCGTCATCGAGGGGTGAGACTTCCAGTTGGCAGTCGCCGGCGAAAAATTCGGCGCGAACGGATCATCCGCAGTGAACTGCAAGGTGTAGGTCGCGCTTCCGGTGACGACGGTGTTCACGCTGACGTTGAAGCGACTGACGAAGTGGCACAGAGGGGCTACCGAAGAAGCGGATATGCCGCTCGTCGTGAGGGTCATGGGGTGAGCCATATAAATCTCCTGAAGTAGGGGCGCCCCGTGGAGCGCCCCGTTTTGCTAGAACGCCCCGGCGCTCATCGAGTACACCGTGGCCGCCTCAGCCCCAGCTGTTACGTTGGTCAGCTGGATGCGGAAGCGCCTCTGGTTGCTTTGCGCGATGGTCATCGTTCCGTTCAGGGTAAGACCGGTGTTGGTGGTCATCGTGATGGTTTCAGCGGCGCCAGCAATGTTCCGGATCTCCACGTCAAAACTCATATTGACGAAGGCACCGGGCAATGCTGCAACCAACTGCGCTGCCGTAGGGAAAAGATCAGACCGTGAAGCACCGTTCGTGTTGCGAATGATGAACCCGGTTTTGACCTGAGCGGGCGTATAGGTTACTGCGGCCGCCGTTGTTACCGTCGGCGGGGAGCTGAGGAAGTAGGGCACGCTCGTTGTGAGTGAGACTACGCCGGTTCCTGCGCTCGCAAGCGGAAGGCTGACGTTGTCGACGTTTTCCTGGAAGGCCGCGAGCCCGGTGGAAGATGCCACCGGGCCGGAAAAGGTTGAGCGTGCCATACTAGTTCACCCCGGGCGAGCCGAACATCCCCAGCGGGTCAGACCAGCCGACAGAGAAACGCATGCGGGACTTGTACCGCATGTTGCCAGTCTCCCAGTCGCCGTCGTCGGACAGCTTCGGCGGCACGCGCTCGAAGAACTTCAGGCCGTCGGTGACGTCGGTTTTGAGGAACCAGGCGTTCGTGTCGGTCAGGCGGTTGTTGATGACGTATCCACCCGGAAGGAACTGCGTCGTAACGATGGCATTCGCATCATTGTCCGAGGTCCCAACTCGCAGAGTGGACTTCATTAGCCGTTCCGCGGTCCAAGCGTAGTCAACCGGGATCACCAGCTTCGTCGGCTGGGACTGGATCAGCAGCCCGCACTCATCGGTCCACTTCGCAATCTGGATGCGAGCGGCGTCGAGCGAGGTTTCGTTCAGGTCGGCGCCGGTAGTCGGGCGGTTGGAGTTCGTGCCGCCGTTCACCAACGGGTGAGCCGTCGAGAACAGGACCACGCCGTCGCCACCGAGACCGGAGGTGAAGCCGTTGTTGAGGATGCCGGCCGCCACGATCTCCTGCGTGTGAACCATCGAGCGGGACAGCGCCTTGGTGTAGCGACCGGCCAACGGGATGTACAGGTTGTCCTCGATGGCCTCTTCCGTAATGGCGAAGCCGAGGGCGTAGGTGATGTGGGTGTACCGAGCGGTGAAGGCTTCCTGGGCCGAGGCGAAGGCTACCGGGCTTCCTTCGGCCTTGACCGCTGCCAGACCGAACAGCGAGATCTTCTGCTCTTCCTCGAAGCTGCGCTTGGAGGTCTGCCGCTCAAAGATCTCAGGCCACTGAAGCGGATACTGCTTGTAGGTATCTCCCCAGATTTTGTTGAGTCCGGGAAGTAGCTGTTTCCGTTGTTGTGCTCTTGTGATGACTGGCATTTAACTAGACCCCCAAAATGTTGCGGTAGGCGTGGACGTTCTGGTTCCAGATGCAGATTACCTCGGTAAACGCATCGCCGGCGGCGTTGCCCACGGTAGGGGCAATGTCAACGATACGAACGCCCAAGGTGTTCGTGGTTGCGATGGTCGTCCGATCCAACTGGACCCTGGACGTTCCGTTCAGAGTGTTACCGTTTGAAAAGTTCGTCAGCGCAGCGTTCTTGCCGATGTCGGTATAGACTACCGTTCCATTGGCCTGAATCCTGAACTGCACGTCGGGATTGTCAGCCACGAAAATCAGAATCGGGCCGTTCGCGCTGAAATTGGTGAATGCGTTCGCGGGAAGAAAGTTCGCATTCTGGAACTGACGGTTCCCATCGAAATACGAGCACCCCATAAAGATTCCAGTTGGCGTGTTGCTGTTTCGGGTCGTCGTGGGAGTGGCAGTCACCGGGGTGATTACTCCGGCCCCAACATTGACGATGTCGCCGTTGAAGAATCCAGTTGTTGAGTTCGCCGTTAGAACGAAGGAACGCAGGGCTCCCTGCGGACTTCCGCCCGCCAGGAAAACCGGTTCCAGCCCATACGGGGAGGAAATTGCAGACATGTGTTTCTCCTGAAGTGGTTGGAGGAGATCCGGCTATTCGCCGCTGCCGAAGTCCAGCTGCCGTCCATAGGACTGGGTCAGCGTGGGCTGCGAGATAGCGCCGTAGCGACGGTCTCCTGATTGTGAAGCGAGGTCGCTTCTGACTCCCGCCATCTCCGTCCGGTTCTTGCGGTCGTAGTAGGCCTGTCTGGCGTCGGCCATTTCCTTCGGCATCCGGCATAGCGTCAGGCCACCGTATTCGATCTGGCCTTTGCCCGAGTGCCCGAAGACTCGGCTCGTCACCTCCGGGTACTCCTCAGCCTTCACCGGAATCCACCCCTGCTGGAGCGAGTTGTTCATCCCGGTTACGTGCGTCTGGCCGGTAACGCTCGAAGCGCACCAGCGGTGTACCCAGCCTTCTCTTGGCGCAGGTTCCGGCAGCGATGCTGCGGGTTCCCAGGTCACAGGGCGCGAGCTTGCCTCGCGAGTTTCATCGGCGCGTGTGCGACGTGGTGCTTCCATTATTGGGCTCCTTTCTGTAGGTATTCCGCGTATTCCTTGTAGGGAATACCGAGTCCATCAGCAACCGCCGCTTCCGCGGCAGTCAACCGTATCACACGCTTGCCGGATGCGGCGGTGTTTACGCGAGAAGCGCCGGTAACCGCGGATACCGTTCGACTGGGTGCGGATGGAGAAACCACATCCGGGAATCTGCGACGAAGTTCTTCGTCGATTAAATCATAACACTTCCGCGACTGCGTATCGTGGCCCTGCATTGCCAGCAACTTCTGGTAGTTGTTGGCATGCTGGTAAGCGGCCGCCGCTTCCGGGCTGTTGTTGACCTTCTGGAGCCAGCCGGTATTGCGCTGTGCCCAGTTGACCGTCTCGTGGTCGAGTTCTTCCTGAACCGGAGCCGGGGGAGGTGGCGGAGCTTCGGCAACAATAGGGACTTCGACCTGCTGGAGCGTAGCCGGGTTCCAGTTCTGGACCGTTGCCTTGGCGGCGGCGATCTCGGCCATCTCCTGGATGAGTTGCGCTTCCTTGTCGCTATCGCCGGTTTCTTTGGCTTTCGCGATTTCGTAGCGCAGCTGCGCGGAGCGGGCATCGCGGGAGCCGAGGGCCTCCTGCTTGAATCCAACCTGGAGTTCGTTCACCCGCGCAGCCAGCTGATTCTGGTGGGCGATTGCCATCTGCGCCAGCTTCATCGCCGCCAGGTGCTTCTGCTCGGCTTCGTGCGCTCGGCGCTCGGCTTCCTTCTTTTCGTAGGTGATCCGCGCAATGCGCTTTTGCACGCGAGGACCGACCTGCGACTCTTCTTCCGCCGTGAGTTCCGGCGCCTTGTTCTCGCTCCGTCGCTCCGGCTGTTTCAGTTCCTCCGGTGTTTCGTCTACGATCTCGATTTCTACTTGATCGGAATCCGGCTGCTGGTCGAGTTCGACTTCGATATCTTCAGGCATTATTCACCCCTCCGGATCATGTCGGGATCGATCACGATGCCCTCGATGGCGTCGTCTACGATCATGCGATATTCTCTGTCGGACCCCTTGACGTTGACCTTCGTGCTGCCGGAATACGGTCGCACAAGGACGGTGTCACCTACCGCACACCGGGGAGTTCCCCTGCGGCGCGGAGGATTCGATTGGAGGTCCATGAAGCAATCCGGCCCCAAGGCCAAAACCTTCACCATGGGTGACGCCTGGTCTTCTTTCGAGGCCCTCTCTTCCGGAATGGCAATGCCGCGGATCTCTCGCGGCGCCTTCACGACTTCAACGAGTATGTGGTAGCTGGTTGGTTTGATGATCTCTTCGATTGGTTTCATTCTTCTTGTTGGGTGCTCTTCGCGAAGTCGCGAAGGATGTTGATTGTGCGCCGGCAGGATTCAATCTGGCCGACGATATAGCGATACTCGTCATAGGACTTGGCTTGCCCTTTGGCGAGACCATCGGAAAGCTGCGAAATTTGCGTTTCGAGAATTTTTTGAAGAGACAGTTCCTGCGTCATAGCATCTGGTCGATTCGCGCCAAGATCTCAGCAACCTGGGCCTTCAGCTTCTCCACCTCAGCACGTTGCGCCGGGGCATTCAGCTTCGCTTCAGCGAGGAACAACTGGTTTCGGTCGATGGACCCTTCCTGTTGCATCCGCTCCTGCGACCGGATCCGCTCCATCTCGATGACGTTGCGGGCCTGTGCCGCCTGTGCGGTCTGCTGAATCTTCGCCGCTTCGGTCTGCGCCTTCAGCTGTAGCTTGGCCTGCTCCAGTTGCAGTTCGGCTTGCTGGAGTTGCAGGACCGGGTCCTGCGCCTTGGCCTGCGCTTCCTGCTGCTGTGCCTGTTGCTGGTTCTTCCGAAGCAACTGCTGACCGGCCTGCGCCACCAGAACACTGAGCTGCGACTCAATGTCGCCAGGGAGTTGCTGGTCGAGGCCGGGGAGCGGGACTCCGAGTTCTCGCTCGATGTTTGCCCGATACTGATAGGCGAAGTGCTCGGCGATGTGGGCCTGCGCTGCGGCAAACAGAGCCTGGGCCTGGGGGTTCTGCCCAATTGCAGCGGCAGTAGCCGGATCCTGGACGAACGCAACGTGCGTGGCGATATGGGCTGGATGATCTTGCCACTCCAACGCCTTCACTGGCTTACCCGTGATGATTGCCATGTTCTCAGCGACCGGATCCATCGGCTTAACATCCGTCTTGTCCGGGACTATGAGATTGACGTCCTTGATTCCGGCGATGGTCAGCATCTGCCGGTGGAGTTCGGCGAGATCGTAAAGTTGCGGCGCCTGTTGGGCCAGTTGGATCGCGACCTGGTAGAGCGTAATCCGCTGCGACAGCGTTGCTGCGTTCGGATCGCTGACCGGGATGATGTCGATGCGATTGTCAAAATCGGATTTCCTAATACTACGGCTTCCGCCCTCGACATCGTATTCGTACTCATCCGGGGTGAAGTCGCGCATCACCCGCGCCAAGATGCGGAGTTCGTCATGCAGCGAGGCGTGGAGTCGCGCCTGCACCGCCGACATCACCTTCATCTCGCGCTCCATCAGGGCGAGGACACTGCCCACCGGTGCGTTCGCGCTGGCGTCTCCCACCTGGATGTCGGAGATCGAGGCGAGGCGTCGACCGTTCTCCTCGATGCGCGTTAACAGCGTCAGCAGAGCACCGGACGGTTCCTTGTACGGCAGAGGGAAGAATACGTCCCGCAGGTTCCCGACCGAAAGATCCACGTCCCGCCATTCGCCGGGCGAGATCGGGTCGTTCATGTCAGCGACACGCGCATCGCGCGTCTTGAAGCCGCCTGGAAGATTCGCGAGTGTGCCGGCGTCGATCAGCTGGCGCTCGATGCTGGTAGCTGCCTTCGCGCTCCCGCCGATCAGGTGAAGGACGCCGTATCCGTAGGGGCCCTCCGCCGGGATGTAGGAGTAAGCGGCATACCACAGCAGCTTCTGCTTGTTCGGGTCGCCCTCGCGCCAGTTGCGCCGAATGGCAACGATAACGCCGGCGCGGTCGAACGTCACAACGTAGGGAATCGGGAGGCCGTTCGGGTGAGACTCCGGGTCGTCCTCGATATGCAGCAGCGTATGGCACTCGTAGAACGTCCCCGGATCGCCGTCCAGCGAGGAGGCCGTGCGTTCCGTTGCCTCGTCGATGGCTTCCTGGAGTTCGGAAACATCCGGCGTTTTGTCCACAGCCACATCGCGCCAATCCCCGTTCACCTGGAGGCGCTTCACATCGGACGGGAACAGGTGCATGACCTCGGTGTACCGCGGCGCCGTCTGGAGCGAGGACGCCCCGTAGGGGATGATCATGTCCTGGGCGCGGATGTACTGAGCCGTGGGGCGTTCCAAGCGAGCATCAGGGTACACCTTGCGGAATGCACTGCCGATGAACGCGAGGCCGAACAGCAGCTTTTCCGTCTCCGGTCGATAGTCCGGGATCTCTTCGGTGAGCGCGTAGTTCATGCGCGACCGGACACGCTCGGCCTGTTCGATCCGTTCTTTCGTGATGCGGCCAACGATCTTCGCTTTTACCGGGCCATCCGGCGGGAAGATCTCCATGATGGCGTTAGACTGGAACCGCACCACCGCTTCGGTGATCATCGTTGACACGATGCCGCACGCGCCGGCCCACGGCTCAGTTCGCTCTTCCGGCTTAAACCCGAGCAGCTTGAGTCCGTCCCGGAACCCGTCCATCCAGTCTTCGCGAGACGCTTCGTCTTCGTGGATCTGCTCAAGCAGGTCGCGGCCAATGGCGTTCAGCGTCTCATCCGGCAAATACTCGGCAAGGTTCGCATCGAAGCCGACCATGTCAAGCGTGGGATTCCCGGGAGCTTCTTCGATGGTGATCTCGATACTGCCATCGGGAAGTTCGACCTCGGTCGAGACGTTGAGCGGTGAAACCTCAACCGTCTGCTCAATCTGAATTTCCGGTTCACCTGGATTCACTCGCTCGATCATTTGTTCAGATTATAGCAGTATAAGAATCAGTAATATGATCGCCTGATTTTGGGAGCCCGCTCTTCCTCTTCGTAGTCATCGTGCAGCGGCATGAACCGACCGGACCGATACCGCATGAGCGCCATGATCACGGTGTCCACGTAGTCGTCGTGATCGGCCCGCGGGAACAGCGCCACTTCTTCGAGAACGGCGTCAGCCCAGTCGCGAGGCGGGTACCAGACAAAGCCCTGCTCAAAGATCGGGCTTACCGAATTGAGCCGCATCGTCTTATCGCCGGTCTGCCAAGTCGGAGTGTACGCCTGGATCGACAGCCCCATCTGGCGAAGTTCCTGGATTAGGGGCATGCCTGTCGCCTTGGCTTCGATGATGCAGGCGTCAGGCTTCCATTGGCGGTATTTCTCATGGGCCTTTTTCTTGAGCGCCGGGAAGTCAACTTGTCCCCGCCAAGCGTCAAGCAGGATGATGCCGGCGTTGCGGCCGCCGTTCTCCTTTGGCATATCGAATACACCCCAGGTGGTGACCGCGGAGTAGTCTGAGAGCGTCTTGGCGCTGAACGCCGTGTCCCAAGTCTGGATGATGTAGGTGCAGATCGGAGGCTTGGCGTCGAAATCGATTTCCCCGTTTTCGTCCATCCCCCAGCAGCGCCACTGATCCCGCGGGACGATGCTGCTCGTCTCGAGAATCGGGTTCTGCATATACTGCGCGTTCCAGCGCCACTTCACCATCGTGTGCTTGATCTTGAGCAGTTCCTCGACCTTCCAAAACTCCGGCCACAGCGACTTCCACACGGGCTCGTTGTTCTCATCGATCTTCGGATTTCCGTATTCGTCCTCGTCGATCAGCAGCGCGGGGAACTCAATGATCTCGTACTTCTCCGCATTGGGGTCGTTCTTCATCCGCTCAACGATCCGGCCAGTCATGTCGAACGGCGCCCATCGCTGCATGACCACCACGATGGATCCTCCCGGCTGGAGTCGGGCCCGCGCCTGGTTGAACCAGTTCCAGACCTGCTCGAAGTCTTCCTTCGTGGGCATGACGTTCGACTTTTCACTGCCAATCGCCGACTGTTCGCCGTGCGGGTCGTCAACGATCAGGACATCAGCGCCGAACCCAACGGCGGTCGCCGTGGTCGAGGTACCAAGGTAGTAGCCGCCTTGGCGCGTCTTGAACTTCGTCTTGGCTTTTGTGTCAGTGGAGAGCTTGAAGTCCGGAAACACGTCCGCGTATTCCGGACGGGCAATGGTGTCCTTTACAGCCTGACCGAACTTCTCAACCAGCTGCATCGTACAAGATGCCTGGATGATCTGCTTGGTGGGGTTTTTCCCGAGATACCACGCTGGAAAGCGCACCGAGATCTGCTCGGACTTGCCGTGCCGGGGCGCGATGTTGATCACCACCCGGACCGGTTCACCGCGGTCAATGCGGTGGAATACATCGGCCAGCTTGCGAAGGTGAGGCCCGTCGATGTAGCCGGGGTAGACGTGCTTGACGAAAGCGTTGAAATCAACGATGCACTGGTCCCGCCGGTAGAGGGTGCGGAAGTTCTCCAGCTGCTGAAGAACCTCTCCACGCTTCTCCTCCGGCAAGGCGCGGAAGCGGGCGCTCAGTTCGCCGGCAGGGTTGCGGATCGCAGCATTCAGCCTTGCGATCATGCTGCGGACATTTTCCAGTCGCTTCTGCGCCTGCGCGTGCAGCGACAGTTCTGGCTCTTTCTTCTTGCGCTTCATTAAATCGGATTAATATACTTGCGGTACTTCATTCAGTATGAGACGATCTAACCATGAAGGACGGAATGATTAAACTGCAAGCGCCCATACCGGAGGCCCTGCAACACCAGCTTCGCATAGAAGCCGCAAAGCGCGGTATCCCGTTTTGGGAACTGATTCGCAGGATCCTGTGGAACTGGGAGAAGGCCATATGACGGAGTTGATCCTCAGCGTTATCAGCATCGCAGTCGGATGCGGCGTGATGGCGTATGCTGCGGCAGAGACCCACAGCATATTGCAGGGGCTGGCCGGCGCCTTCTTGGCGGCTGCCGGTTGCGTGCTCGCAGGGAAAGCGAATGAATAGCCTTTCCGATATTGAGTGCGAGGAAACTCGCCGAACGATCCGTCGCGTGCTCCTGGACATGGAGCGCAAGAAGCACCAGAAGATTGTGTGCTCTCTCATCGGAATCATCCTGATTCAGTCAGCGGTTATCCTGATCCTCGCATTGCAGTAACGCGAGGTGGCCGGCCAGATCTCAAACGGGTATACCCGGAGGAGAGGCGGCGTGGATTCCGCTGGCCGGCTTCTTGGCGTCACTGCCAGCCGTCCTATGGACGGTATCAAAAAAATAAGGAGGATCCGGACGAAAAAACACGACTAGAACGATTGGCCGACCCGACTACCGAGCCCCCGGTCCCACGGCTGGGGGCAAATGAAGAGAGGAGATTATGGACAGAAAAGGATTCATCGGTGGCTCCGACCTGGGCCACATCGTCAACGCCCCGCCCTACGGCTGCGCCCGCAAGCTCTGGTACCAAAAACGCGGAATCCAGCCGGACTACCAGGTGGAGTTTCGCGGCCATCTAATTCGCGGCACCAAACTCGAACCACTCATCGTCGAGGAGTACCAGGAGCGCACGGGCCGAAAGGTGCGGCGCACTGGCTCACGCTTCGGCGAGGAGGACTGGCAGGCCGGGGCGATGGACCGGATGATTATCGGCGACGAGCGCGGGCCGGGCGTCCTCGAATGCAAAACCGCAAATGAGCGGGCGTTCCGGTCGTTTATGCGGGAAGGGCTACCGCTCGGCTACCAGCTTCAGATCCAATGGTATATGGGTCTGGCTGGCTACAAGTGGGGCGCGTTTGCGGTGTTGGAGCCGTCAAACTGGCGCTTCGAGACTTTCGAGGTGTCGTTCGATTCGGCGGCCTACGAATTAGTCC